TTCACCTTTTAATAACTTTTTTCCAATTGCTGATGTTTTTAATACGCATCTATTTGTTGCTGGATTTAATATTTTATTTTCAGGGCAATCTTTCATAATTAAATATTCTATTTATAACAAATATTATTATTATCTTAATAAATAATAAATGGATATCTATAATTGTTTATTAGGTAAAAAAATAGGAGGAACAATAAATTCTATAAATAATATTTTAGATATAATTGATAAAAATAAAGAAGAATGGAAATCCGCATTTAATAAATATCATAAAATGTCAAAATCTCAAATATTAGATTATATAAATAATGATGAATTAGAAGGAGGAGTTCAAAAAAAAAGAGATATTTTAAAAGGAAAACCAATAAATGAATATACAATTATTAATATAATTAAATTTCTTGAAAGTGATAAAGGATTATATTATTTAGGAAAGAAAAAAGACCAATTTGGAAATATGGTTAATAAAAAATTATTTGAATATGATCCATATGAAACAGCATTTGAACGTAATTATGATAAATATCGTGATTATCAAAAAAAAATTATAGAAAATTGGTCTGTATCAGCACAAGAACTTTTAATTTTATATTATGGAGTTGGAACAGGTAAGACAATTATTGCTACTACTTGTGCCGAAGAATTCACAAGACTTAATCCAAATTCATCAGTATATTTTATATTACCTGCTTCATTAGTATTTAATACAATTGGATTAATGTATCATTATGGTATAGACCCAACAATAAAAAGAAAAGGAGAATTTATATATAATTTTATATCATATCAACAAATGATAAGAACTAAATATGATTTTAAAGATAATTCATTAATGATTATAGATGAAATTCATAATTTAAGAAATTTAGTAGCAAAAGAAAAAAGTATTAGAGTAGGTTTAAAATGGGTTAAAACAGGAGAAATGGGGTTATATGGAAATGTTTTATCAAAACAATTATTAGAAAATAGTGGTAAAGTTATTAGAAAATTATTTATGACTGGAACTTTATTTGTTAATAGTCCATATGATATAGAACCAATAGTTGCGTTAGGACATAATAGATATCCACAAACAGAAGAACATTTTAATGAATATATGATGGATGAATCACATGGAAGTTTTGAATTATATTATGAAGGTTTAATATCATTTTATAGAATTGGTGGTGAAAATTTGAAATTAATGCCAAAAGTAGAATATCATTTTACACCTATAATTACATATGATGATCCATCATTATTACCAGACCCAGAAAAAGACCCATTTTTAATTAATACACGAACATTTGGAAGTAAAGAAAAAGTTAATTGGGTGATAAATTTTCTTAAAGAACATAGAGAAGAAAAAACATTAATATATGTTCAATTTTTAGATAAACAAATTAGCATATTAACGGATTTATTAACAAAAAATAAAATTGCTTATAATTTAATTAGTGGTGAATTAACACCAAAGAAAAAGCAAGATGTAATAGATAAATATAATAATGGAAAAATTAAATTAATTATATTTTCATTAGCAATTAAAGAAGGTATATCATTTAAAGAGACTAATAATTTTATTGTATTTACACCATATTGGAATTACGCAATAACAGAACAAGTAATTGCTCGTGCTATTAGGTTAGATAGTCATAAAATGGGTGATAAATCAAAAGTTAATGTATATTTTCCTATAATGAATTCATTATATAAATCTCAAACACCTGAAGAAGCAAATAAAATTATTAAACCATTTATAAAAAAAGCAAATATGATTATGAATAAATTAGGAATAAATATGTTTTATAATTTTGATATGGATATAAAAGAATTTTTTAAAATAAAAAATATTAATGAGAAACGACAACGAGATATTGATATGTATTTAAGAATGTTTAATAAAATTAGTGAAATTAATGTTTTTGAAAACAGATTATTAGAATTACCATCATTTGATAATGTAAATAATATTGAGAATAATGAATTTATTAAAGTATTTAATCAAGAAATATTAGATTTAGAAGCATCAGGAAAGATATTAACGAAAAAAGAAAAGATAGAATTAAAACAAAAATTATATAGAGAATTTTATAAAAAATCTAATTGGAATGTTATTGAGAGAATAAAAAAATTATCAAAAAATAATATAATTAAAAGAGGTGAAGAAGATATTGAAGATATTAATGATATTGTAGAAGATAAAAGAGATGAAATTAGAGAAGCATTAAAAGAAAATAAATCATTAGATTATATTTTAAGATTGTTTAATTTAAATAAAGAACAAATTCAATTATTAAATGCTTTCTTTACTCCAAGTTCATATGCTAAATATTTAATAGAATTATCAGGAATTGAAGATGATGATAGAGAAAATATTAAAATATTAGAACCAACAGCAGGAATAGGTAATTTAATAAGTCAATTATTAAATCTTCCAAATTGTGCTAATTATATGATTAATTGTATTGAAATTAGTAATATATTTTATCAAATAGGAAGTGTAATTTATGAAGATATAGATAATATTAAATGGATAAATATGGATTTTTTAATTTATCAATCAAGATATAATTATGATTATATATATATGAATCCACCATTTAATATTAAAACTGATACTGGTAATAAATATGATATTCAATTTGTAGCAAAAGCATATAATATGTTAAATGATAATGGAATATTAACGGCAATAATATCCTCAAAATTTTCTTATGATACTTCTACTATATTTGTAAAATTTAGAGAAATAATAGATAAATTAAAAGAAAATTCAAATGCTGAATTAATTAAATTAGATACTGGATTTCAAGCAGAAGAACGAGTGGCAAAAGATATGAAAACTAATGTTTCTATGTATTATATTAAATTAATTAAAGTTAAAGATTTTATTATTGATATTGAAATTGAAAAACCTAAAAAAACAAAATCAAATATAATATATGAATATAAACCAGAAGATATACCAGATGATTTACCAGAAGAACCAGCACCAGTAGAACCTAAACAAAAAAAACCAAAATATAAACCAGAAGATATACCAGATTTACCAGAAGAACCAATAATAGAAGAACCAGATATTCCAGAAGATATTCCAGAAAATATTCCAGAAGATATTCCAAAAGTAATACAAAAACCTAAAAGTGATTGTAGTGATGTTATAACAATTCCACAATATATAGGTACTTGTTGGTTTAATGCTATTTTAATGACTTTATTATATAGTCAATATTCAAGAGAATTATTATTAAGAAATAATATTTATAAAACAAATAAAAATAATATAAAAATATATAAAGTTATTAATGATATTTTAGAAGACCATTATGTATCACCTACAAGAAATGTTAAATATTATGAGGAGTTAAAACCAGAAAATATAATAGAAGAATATTTATATCCAATATTAACTAAAAGTGAAATTAAACATATTTTAAAGAAAGGATGGAATACAGAAGCATTTTTACCAAATTTCTTATCATTATTAGATAAATCTTTTATAACAATTGATAATGTTAAAAATAAATATTATCTTAATATTTTAAAAGCATTTGATATAACTTATAAAAAAGGAACTCAATTTACATTAAAAGATGATTATAAAAAAATTTTAAATGAAAAGAATACAAAACCTGATTTTATAATGGTTAATTTAGATGATTCAAAAAATAATTTAACTGAATATTATTTAAAAGAATTACAAAAAAAAATATTACAAAATGAATTATCACAAAAAGAATATGATGATATTGAAATTAAATTTAAAATAGAAGATAAAATTATTTATGATGGTGAAACTTATATTCTTGATAGTTGTTTATTAAGTAATTATAATAGAAGAGCAGGAGGACATGGAATTACTGGTATTACTTGTAATGATAATAAATATGTTTATAATGGATGGATGAGAACTACTCAAGACCCAGCACTTCTTAAAGAAATTGAAAATATAAAAACAAAGGAAGATTTTAAGAAATTATTTAGTAAGGATACTATACCATGTGAATTAATGAAATATAATTGGGATGTTAATAATAATAATGATAGTTTCTGTTTAAATTCTAAAAACTGTAATTTACCAAGTATAACTACTAAAACAAATAAAGTATTATGTTTTTCATTTGGTAAAGGAAACAGAAATTTATTATATGTAAAACAACCATCTATAATTAAACAAGAACCAGCACCAGAACCAGCACCAAAACCAGCATCTAAAAAAGAATGTCCTCCTGATAAAATATTAAATCCAGCAACAAATAGATGCGTATTAAAAACATCAGCAATTGGAAAAAAGTTATTAAAAGGTGAA